TGACAACGGAACTATCAGTTGGAAACTATGGGGTGGACAACCTGGTTTAGATTGGGTTGATTCAATTCTTAAGTCATTGGAAGGTAAGGAAGAATTAGCGGAACTTGAGGATGCGTGTTGGGAAGGATACGAACCAATCGGTATGAAAGAAAAAGATGGTAGGTTAGTTCCAAATTGTGTTCCAATAGAAAATTCAAAACAAGAGTTTGTATCACCACGTTCTGGTGAATCAAAAGAAGATTATATTAGTAGATGTATTCCTTATGTATTAAATGAGGGTGCGACACAGGAACAAGCAGCAGGAAAATGTTATGGAATGTGGGAACAGAAATTCGCTATCGGTGATAAAGTATCATTTGATTGGGATGAAACATTAACTGACCCAAAGTCAATTCCATTATTGGAACAAGAACGTAGAAGAGGTTCTGTAATCTATATCATCACTGCACGTCAGAATGTATCAGATTCAATGAATAAGTTCGGTTCTAAGTATAACATACCTTCAAGTAGAATTATTGCAACAGGGAGTAATTCTGAGAAGATTAATAAGATAAATGAATTGGGTGTTATTCGTCATTATGATAATAACCCTGATGTAATATCAAAGTTAGGTAAAAAAGGAATCAAGTTTGATTATGATGTTTCCAACTTACCAGACTTTGTAAACTATCCAAATTCAGGAGACCCAAAATCAATGTTAATTAAACCTATCATTGGTGGAATGTATATGTCTGAAGATTGTGGATGTATGAAAAAAGAAGAGTTTGATTTACTTGGTTACATTGATGGTCAACCAATATTTTCAACCCCTGAGGATGCAGAGTTATATGGTTCTGAGGTAATGAATTGTTCAGGTTCACACGAACACGAAGATGAAGATGGAAACATCGTTTATATGGCGTGTGAGACACATCCTGAGAATTTCAGTTTTAGTGTTGAAGATTATTCTGATGAAGAAAAAGAGGTTGTAGAATTATTACAACATTTACGTAGAACAGATGTAGAAAAATTTGAATCAGTAATCAGTTCATTAAACGGAGCAACCAAACAACAGGTAATAGAACGTAATCACAAAAGACCAACAGTTTACTATCAATACGAAAGAGTATTGGATGGTTTCCCTGACAGAGATTTCTGTATGAGTATTGAAGGTAGATATTTCCGTAGAATGGAAATTGACTTATTAAGAGATACAAATAAGAATTTTGGACACAATAGGGAAGGTTATTCTAAGTGGTTGTATAAGGGTGGGCCACAATGTGTTCACGCGTGGCATAAATACTTGGTTCAGGAAAGTGTATTTTCAGATGAAGGTATGGCGACAGGGGTTGCAGGACAACCACCACAGTCATTACCAGGAAAAGGATACTATCCAGGAACACCACGTTATCAAGCAAATCTATCAAAACAGGACATCAAGTTATATGATGAATTGACTCCGATTGGTTGGGTTGCGGATTTACCTTACTACTATGACCCGATACTCGCGTCAGACGCGTCTTATTTATTAGGTTGTGGGGGAATATATGAACAGATGGAAATTGACGGAAAAACAATCTTCCAATCTTGTTCAACAAAGATGAAAAAAGAAACACCAAAACAAGAACAAATCTTTAGAACAATCAAAGAAAAACGAATGATTTACACACCATTAATGATACCAAATATTTTGATACCAAGAATGGATGATGTTTCAGGTGAACGATACTTTGTAAAGTTCACACCTCAAGTCATTGAAAAAATTCAACAAAAGTTTATGATTGAACAGAGGTTAAGAGATACAAATCTTGAACATACTGACAAAAAGTTTTCTGATGCAGTAATGGTTGAGAGTTGGATTGTTGATGGTGACTCCGATAAAGCCTATTCACTTGGTTTTACCAAAGACCAAATTCCTGTAGGCACGTGGATGGGAGGATACAAAGTCCTTGAAACGAATGAAGGGAATGAAATTTGGGATAAATATATCAAGTCTGGTAAAGTCAAAGGTGCATCCGTTGAAGGAAATTTTATATTAAACTTTTCACGTGAGAAAACTGATGAATATTTATTAGAACAGATAATTAACATATTAAACGAAATTAATTAAAATGAACGCAACAGAAGCTATTAACAAAATCGCATCATTGTTGAATCTTAACTCAAAGGTTGAAAAGTTTATGGTAACCAAACTTGAAGATGGAACTACAGAGGTATCCAACAACAAGGAAGGTGAATTGATGATTGACGATACATTGTATATCGTTCAAGAGTCAACCTTGAAACCAGCACCTGAGGGAATTCACACTACACGTGAAGGTCTTAAACTTTATGTAAACAGTGAATCCAAGATTGTAAAGATTGAATCTGCATCAAGTGTAGAGGAATCTGAAACAGAAGAAGAGGTAGAAACAACAAGTGATATGATGTCATCCGCAGTCCTTACTGATGGAACAAAGATTGAAACTGATGAAGATGGTGAATTCAAAGTTGGTCAACAACTTTACGTCATCACTGAAGCAGGAGAAAAGGTAACAGCACCCGAAGGTGAACATACCACAGAATCAGGAATCACAATTGTGACTGATGGTGAAGGTAAAATCACTGGTGTTAAATACCCCGATTCAACAGGTGAAGGGTCTTTAGGTGAAGACAAAAACGAAATGAAAAAAATGAAGGAAGCGATGTCAGAAATGATTGGTCTTCTTACAGAACTGAACAAGTTCAAAACGGATTTTGAATCCATTAAAAAAGATTTTGAGGAATTCAAAAAACAACCTGATAGACAACCTGTAGTAAAGACAAACTTTGCTAAAGAAAACATTTTGGATTGGAAATTGGAATTACTTAAGAACTCAAAAAAATAAAAAATAAAAATAAAAAAATAATTAAACAACAACATTAAAATTATGGAAAATAATAAGAAAAAAATGGAGTTCAATTATGATTTAACAGCGTTGCCCGAATACAACTCATACGGCTCAGAAATGTTGATTAAATCATTCTTAGGATTGACTCTTCCACGTTATTCATCAGTAAAACCAAACTTAAAGGGAACAACCGAGAAGGTAGGTTTTTTAACTGATGATGTATTTTTGCAGGATTTGTCGTGCGGGTTTACACCAAGCGGCACAACTACTCAAGATTTAGTAACTATTGACCTTTGCAATAAGAAGATGAACATGCAGCTTTGTGCTTACGATTTGTATGATACTTACCTGTCACAATATTTATCTAATTCTAATTTCCAAGAGGCAGTTCCATTTGAACAGGCTATCTTAGAAGACATTAGCAATCGTGTATCTAACGAGATTGAAATTCAATTGTGGAGAAACACTACAGCAACAGGTAACACTCAGTATAACTCACAGTGTTTCAACGGTATGACCGCTTTAATTACTACGGGCAACGGTGCTAACAGAATCGCATACACAGCAGCTACGCCAACCAATGGTTTGGACGTATTTACTACATATTACCAAAATATTAGCGAGAATTTGTTACACAGAAATGACTTAGTAATTTATTGTTCTTACTCAGATTACCGTGCGTTAATCGCGTCTATGAGAAACAACTCATTTATCAACTTGTTTGTTGACCCAACATCTGTTGGAACTGACACTCAAGATTGGTCAATTATGTTACCTGGTAGTAACTGTCGTGTAATCCCAACTCAGGGTCTTACATCACAGAACAAGGTATACGCAGGAGCTGCATCATACGTAATGGTCGGAATGAACCAAGAGATGTTTACAACTCGTTCTATGTATGACCCATTTGAGGACATAATTAAGCTAAATTTACACGCTACTTACGGTGTGGGTGTATTTGATATTTCATCTTGGTTAGTAGCAAACTAATCATATAAACTATTAGCTAAATAATAATAAGAAATATGAGCTGCTATATTGAAAATGGATTCTCCCTTGACTGTAGAAATGCGTCAACGGGCGGTATTAAAGAAATGTATATTCTTGGAGCATCAGGAAATACAATTTCAGGTTGGACATCAAATGTTAACGACCAAATCACATCAATATCGGGCGCAGGTGTATTCTACAAATTTGAATTGGTTAAACAGAGTTCTTCATTCAGTGAAGCGATTTCTGTGAACACAACCAGTCAATCAGTTACATTTGAACCGACATTAACTATAAATCTTCCGAAGATGAACACTACATTGAGAAACTTATTC